TCCTTGAATGTGCTGATGTGGGGAATCACACGAATACGGCGCCAAGTGCCGTTATCCATAGAGGAGACCGGCGGCAGGTCGTTACACGAGAGGAACAACTTACCCATCATGTTGAACTTCTCCTGGTCACCATACATTGCACGGGCTTGAACACGATCCTCACCGCTGAGCTGCTTCATAATAGATGTGTTGAGCTTCTCACCAGGATCGGGCTCACCCATGTAAATGTAGCGCATACACTTCGTCGTAATCATATCGGGATTCGCTGAACCAGATTCGGGTCGCTTGCGAGTAATCGCTGTTGTCTGGAGCGACGTTTGATAATCGCCGAACGTGAATTCCATGAGATTTTGAATCATGGACTTGCCGTTAGAGCCACCGCCTTGGTTTACAAAGAAGAGCTGCTGGGAATTCTGCCCCTCCAGACATGATGCGAGCAGCATCAACACATAATCACGGAGCTCTGGATCAGGATAAATGAGAGTGAAGAACTCCATAAGCGCAATCTGGTCAGGATCATTCTTATCGTACGGAATGTAAGGAATGGGGTCCATATCAGGATCCATGCGACCCATCTGGAAACTGATACAGTCATCAGGCAGACCCTTGCGGAATAGGACGTGCGAACGACCGGTCATCTTATCGTTATCAAAGTGGTTGAGGTCAAGAACACCGTTGCTCACACCAACCAGCCACTTATCGCAATTTAGCCGGCTACCAAACTCCTCGTTGTAGAACTTCTCCTGGCACTCCTTAAGGACGCTGTCCTTGAATGAGGTCATCTCCAGTTGGCGCTCAATGCCGAAAAGCACCTTGCGACGCTCTTCATAAATCTTTCGTTCAATATCCGTTGCGGCGTTGTTTTGGCGGCGTCCAGCCTCGCCGTTTGCTTCCACAATTATGGCACGCACTTCATTGGAAAGACGCTGGCGAAGCTCATTGTTTGTTCGCAGCTTTTTCCAGGAGTGACCAAGATACTGGTAAAGGTCGTAACTCTTCTGTCGTCCCGCGCCCACTGAGCACCGAAACTCGTACTTGTACATGCGAAAGACTAGCGTAGCAATACTTACATGTGTGCTGTTTGCAGTGTTGATAATCCAGTCAATGATTGTTTTAGAACGAATGCTATCATACTTCGGCTTATTGTCCTCTTCTGCCCATTTAATAAGGGAGGCAATTGTCAATGGGCGACGGGCGCCACCCAGACGAATAAGAGCCCACTTTGCGCGAAGCTGTGCCTCGGTGTACGTTGCCTTCTTATGGTGCGAATCTACACGACGGGTCACATCCATCCACGCCTGAAACGACTCTTCGCTATCTGAGATATTCTTGAGACAGAATGCTAGATTTGTCCAATCTTCGTACTCGCCCGCTCGCCGTTCAGCGTTGAGCACATCCTTACAGATTTCATATGCGAGCTTTATATCTACTTCGCTTGCGGATGGCAGCACATTTAGTGCAACCGATTCATTATCACCGGCAACGGATTCGGTGTCCGCAGCGGCAGCACGCGGCGCGGGCGCAGGAGTAGGCACCACCATTGCCGCCTTGCTTTTTGCCTTGCCGGCACCCCACTGGTTCTCAAGCTCCTCCCACTCCGCAGCACGGCACTCGCGGATAGGAAGGTCGGTCACAGTATCGTAGAACGGCTTGCGAATACTGAGCGTCTTCATAAGCTCAAGCGTGTTGGCAGGAATCTCCACATCGGTCATCATGTTCATCACCGCCGTAACAAGCTCATCAAAGTCCTCTGGATCATTTCCGTCAAGCGCCTCAGCAACGTCGCTGATGGAAATCTTCCATACTCGCTCAACCCGATACTGCGCCTTATCGGGCTTACACGCACCGTACAAGAACCAGTTTGCCGTATGAACCACGCGATGGTCAAAGCACTCTTCGGCGGGATTGAATAGATCCTGACCTTCAAACACCGAGTCAATGACTCCCTTATTCAGCATGAATCCACGAATCGCGTACTGAAACTTGGGCGCCGTTGAGATGGTGGGACACTGAATGTGAACACCGTCCTTGTGGTGCTTTTGGTCCGTTTCGGGTGCGGGCTTGACCATGTCGTAGAAGATAAGATCCTCTGGCAGATCTTCAATCCGCGAGAAATAGATCATCGCCGCAACATAGGTTGCGATGAAGGTCTGTATGTTATCGTGTGTAAAACGACGATTAAGAGGTGCGCCTGTCTTCTCGTAGCGGAAGTCCAAATCTACAATAATTGGACCGTTCTCCTTGTGCTTCTCTAGAAGCGTGGACGCCAAGGGGCGGGAACCAAAGATATGCTTGTGAACAAGCGAAAGGAATTCGTCGTACTTATCATCATCAATTTGGAAGGCGCCCATATCGGAGCCACCCATACCGGTGATGGTCCATGTGTTCGCCTTTGTACGCCGTTCGTCAAGAAACTTACGGAGTGCCATCTGTTACCAAAGTCTCGGTTGCCAAAGGGAGTTTCAATTTTTACGCACGGCAATTTTTATGAGGCAGATGCTGTAACTCGTGCCGCCCGCAGGTCCCCCGCCAACCGCGTAAAATTATACTTCATCGTCATGCCGTACACGGCAAGCGTTTCGGTGCGACCGTCCCACTCAACCTCGTGCATCTCAGTCTGTAACAGCACAGCATTAACATTTGTTTGAAATACAGAACGCATAGTCTCCTTAAAGGGCACGGCAAACGCCGGCGGTGAACGCATCATAGTCAGCACCGCCGTATCCACATTTGCGTGAAACAGCATACGGTTATATATTTTTGCCTGGTCATTTAGACCGGCGTGATAGTAGGCAGGCTCGTTGTTGAGCGGCACCGCATTGAGTACATCCGCCATCAGGACTAGTAGCACCGATTCCAGCGTTTGGACAGAGGACCACTGCGGTCCATCGTGCCACGTATTCAAGATAGATAGGCACACTTTTCCTTCTACGTACATATTGGGATTGAAACGGGTACGACCGTCCTGAGTAAGTGTTTTGAGTTTAATAGGAGAAAACGGATAATCAGCGGGAAAAGTAATATCAAAAAAGTAGAATCCGCCAAAGTAGGGCGTATCCTTCTGTCCTACTAACATTGCCGTACCGTGAAAAATATTTGATTCATCGCTTTCGTAATAAATGCCGGTCTTTGCAAGCGTTTCCTTGGAAGGACCGAGCACATGCGAAATGTCACGCATAATGCGTTTATTTGCTACCGACATTGTGGTAATGCCTATTATTTATATATGTCCGTTTGGCTTTATACTCGGTTGTAATTCCGCAACGCAGATAGAAAGGTAAGTGGCGTACATCCAGGTAATGACACATCTGGTCGTTTCAAAAATGTATAAAGCCCCTCGTCCAGATATATAGGACCGCCGTGTACCTGGGGTGTGCCATCCGTTTTGATTCCGTTGAGTAGATTAATTTCCCTAGGTGCCACCCCTTCAACGGCGCCTACCATAGTAATCATCGCTGTAGAAATAAGTTCAAACAGTGACGGAGATATATAGTTTTGCAAAGGAAATCCGGCGTGGAGCGAGTATAAAAACTGGCATAAATCACGACCCTGTTTGAAACACAGGTCTTTTTCATCAAACCAACTGCCTGCACTTATTAGCGAAGTATTATCTACCGCACAACCTATACATGAGAAGCCGTAGTCAAGAATCGTAATATCGTTCTTACAAATATAGTTTCCGTATCCTTCTATATTAAAATCACGGAGCCATAGTTCGTCTTCTGCGTGATATCGTACGAAAAGATTGTTGAGTTTTATATCACGGTGATTAAACCGTAGTTTTGTTTGTAGGATATGTAGGAAATGCGCAAGTTGAATAAGAATATCAATAAGAATAGATTCATTTGCTTCAAAGGCGTGCGTGACCAAATTTAGGCGCAGATATTTTTCTATTGTATGTCCGCGGAGCATTTCCATAACCATCCATACTGCTTCAAAGTCTTCAATAGAATTTGCATTGTGTCCGCGGTGAGTAATTCCTACAACTTCGTAGAGTTTGGGAACACGTTGGGGTATTCCTAGGTTTTCAAACACCTTAAGTACAAGAGCATGTAGGAACGCTTCGTTCAGGATCGCCCGCATTTCTTCTTTGTAGGCGGCAAGGCGGATACGGGACGGTCCGTTTTCTTCCTCATCGGTGATACGTAGTTTTATTTCTTTGATACATACATCTTCCATGTGTACATCGCGTTGAAGATGTATAATACCTTCGGTTTTGCCGTCTTGCGATTTGAAGATGCCACGTTTGCCGAGATAGATGTGGGCATAACTTCCTTCACCGTTAAGTGCGCCTTTGATATATCCTGGCATGTAGGCGCCGAACATGCCATTTTCAAAAAATTTATTAATGAATTGAAGATTTTCCTTATCTTTCTTTTTACGTACAATCTTCAATTGATTCCATCGTGGAACAAGAGTTTCAACTGCTTTGAGAGTATGGGGAACAATACAGTTGTCCCACCCAAAGCAGCGTAAATCATAACTCATTCCTCTAATTTAATATATGAATCTTTAGCGTGCCGCCTGTGCTTTTGTTGAATTCATACTATTTTTTGTTGAAACGCTTCTTTCATTATTGCTCTTTTCCTGTGTTTCATTTCCTTCAGGTATTTCATTTACTGCTTCGGTAAGTTTCTGAATTTCTTTTATTTCTTTTTTTTCGGCAAGGGTTCGTGGTTTCAAAGCATGTGTTGCCGATGTATTTCCAGCCCTTAAGGCGGAACGACGCTTACTATATAAGTTTCCTTCAGGACCTTTTTTCTTATCTAAATTTTTTACTTTTTTACGTGCCTCTTCTATCTGTTCAGGAGTTAGCTCTTCCGCTTTTTCTGTGGGTACTGCGGATGTTGTGGGTGCTTCTTCTGCCACTAGATCTTTCTCCAACGCCACTCCACGCGCCACCGCACGCGCCTTTGCCTGTTCTACCTGCTCTGTTTTAGAAGGGGCTATACTAGGTCTAGGTTGAATAATTTCATCATTAAGATCAGCGCCTGATATGTCAGGTGACGCGGGCTTTGCTGCCGCTGGTCTAGATTTTGTATTAGAAGAAACTTTAGGAAAAGTCATTGTATTGAATCCGGCGGCAGTATCTTCATTTAATCCACGTTTTGCAAATGGATCCGCGCCTGGTATGTCAGGCTTTGCTTCGCGCAACTTTTGCTTTAGTTCACTGGGAGTCTTACGTAAGGCAAGTGGGGCAGGCGGTACAGGTGGCACAGGTGGCACATGTGGGACAATATTTTTAGTTGAGGGTCCATTTGTTCCAGGTTGAGTCACATCATTGGTCAAGAAATAGTCGTAGATTTCCTTAGGCGTCTTACTTAACAGTTCTAGCATGTTGGCAATGGTTTCTTTTGAGGTTGAGCCAATTTCGCCTTTAAGGGATTCCCAAAATGTTGTAAGGTCGGCAATTGGTACACCAAACACCTCTTTCTTT